TAAAGTTGTTGTACTCGCATAGTGGACCTTCTATTAATCCTTCTACTGACTTAACATCAATATCTAAGGTGCATAGTAAACCTAATCGTAATGCTACTAGGATCATGTTTTCCCACGATTTCCACGTTGCGGCATCGTTTACAGCCGGATCAGGGAAACTTTGATTGGCACCAAAGTAAACGTGTCTACACTCATTTTTATGAGCCATAAGTAAGACAGTTTCGGAATCCTGTACACCTACAACAAATAGAGTCCGTTGCCCAAATGCCGGTGTATGCTCTACTTCTGTACCTACAAAAAAGTCTACCTGTTCGTGTCCTGCTCTAATCATGATTTATCTTTTTTACTTTGTTCAAATGCCACAGTTTCTTTAAGTTTAGCAATATCGTCTTTGATATGCAACCGTTGCTTCTTCAATTTGTTAAGTAACTCGTCCTGGAATGCTCCAGATTTTTCTAAACCATCAACCTTCTTATCCAGTTTAGCATGTTGTTCTTCTAAGTGTTTAATACGTGCGGTGATTGTCATTCGTTTTCCAGTTCGTCTAGTTTGGTTTCATCAAATCCGGAATCATCAATATGATGTTCTTCTACTTCATCTACTTCGTAATCAAACAATGCGTTAAACATAGTTTGGCTATTCAATGCTTTCTTACCTTTAAAGCCACGTGTGCCTACAATCTCCATCCAGTAACTACTGTACTGTTCGATAATAGCTTCACTTGTTTCGCGATCTGGTGCTGCAAAGATTGCTTCTACGATCTGCTCAAAGTATTCACCGCCTGGCCCACTACAACGCATCATTGCTGGATGTTCGCCTGCATCAAATCTACGATTAGCTTCTTGTACCGCAGTTAAATGTAAATAAACATTGTGACCCATTAATAATGCATAGCTAAATGAATCCCACGATGTTTTGCCCCATTTGCCATTTTTGTTTACACTTGGTAGCACATCGTACATTTCAGGATCGCGGAAGTTATCCTCTGTGAGGGTAACACCTGCTTTAACAACACCACCATTGTAGATACAGATATCTTTCATGGTAAGCATATTGCTAATAGGACTTTCCATCCAATTATCGTAAATACCGTCGGCTACTACTCCATCCGACCACTTGCGTGTATCTGTACTGTATTTCTTATCATCTGCACTAGGTGCCATGCGATAAGACCACTTCTTATTATTCTCAAATACATTTTCAAAGTAAACCTGTCCGTTGGCAGTAGCAAGGAACGGACTAGCACAATCAAAGCTAATAGTGAAACTAGGATTGATATACTTACGCACGTTACGTTGAATAACAGTCAGCAAGACTGCCCACTCTAGTTTACTTGTACCCAAAAAGTGCATCCAATCGTGTACACCTTCTTTAAGTAGGCCATCGTACTTCAATGCAATTAATCGTCTAAGGATCAAGTGTACGTCGCACATGTTCTGACCACCCATTGACCACCCATTGAAGTGTGTGTCTGGATACTTAACAGGATCGCAATAATCCTTCATTAGTTCATACCATTCGTCTGCATCCTTGTGATTGGCGCCCTGTAGTACGTTAAGTACCTTCATTCCGCCATTGGCAACACCCTTGCGATGTTCCATGAAGTAGTCGTTATTGAACTTAGTTGCATCTACAGCTTCTTTGAGCGTTCGAATGCCGCACTTGTCACTAGCGTTCTTATCATGAATGACCCAGGTTGGAATATCAAGAGTCATACCATAATCAGCAATACCGTCAAGCCAAGCTAAAACTTGTTCACGTTTCTTCTGGGCTTTAGGGCATCCTGATCCGGCCTTCCAATCTCCTTCCCATAATCCTTTAGCAATCTGGAATCCACCCGAGTCACCTAGCATTAGTGTGTTGGGATCACGATTGCGAACCATGTCCTCTGACCAGTCTTGCTTGTTAAGGTCGAGGTTTGCGTGGCCGCCGGAGTAGAGCGACCACTTATATGGGAACAGGGCTTTCTGGTCATTTAGCCAGTTCATCTGTTCCATATCTGTTAAGCCCTGCGGGAAACGTGCAGGGTCTACGTATTCTTCATTGCGTTGCTTACCTACAAAGGTAGCATAGAAACCACTAATAGCCGGGAGAAATATGGCATAGTCGTTTTGTTTTAGGGTTAGGTTATCTTGTTCCATAGAACTGTGTTTGCTCGATTAATTTAAGGTCTTGTCTGAAATAGTCTTCAACTTGATTAAGGTATTTAGAGTTTTTCAATGCCTGGGTAAAAATTTCTTTAAACTGTTTTCTTATTGCATCATTATCACTTACATGTTGTTTTGCATAATTACGGTAATTATTTGGCATTCCATTTTCTGCTAAGAAGTTGCTAAAGTTTTCTCTATAGTGCTCATCAAACTTAAAGAATACGCAACGACTTAAATCTAATCCTTCAATGAAGTATACTTGTTTCTCGGTGTGGTCGTCAAATGCAATCTTGTCGAATATTAAATCCAGTAGCTCCGTAGTAAATGAGCTAGTGGTCCAGTCCCTGTGGTACAGATACAAGTACTCGGCCATACCACTGGCCCAGCGTTCAACTGGGTCACGTAACACAACCATAGCAGTCTTGTGGTATAGGTTATCTGTGTGGTAATTGTAAAACTCCCACTCAAAGTCTGCTAAGTTTGGCTTGGTCCACGATGTTGCATTTTTAGGAATGTTTATATACATCAAGTCAGACTCTGAGTGTGTCATGCACTCCCCAAACACGTGACCTTTTGCTCTATAGTAATCTAAAAAACTCATAGTAGTTGTTTTAAAAATGATCCGATAGTGATATGCGACATGGTACTGACTGCTCTTAACGAATCAATAACCTTGTTGTATTCGGGACCAGGCTTGGCCATAATATCTTGTTCAACAAAGTTATCAAACGTACCCCAGTTTTCAATTTTGGTAATTTCACCATTAAAGCCAAACTTACTGCACATCTCAGCAAAGTTAATAATATCATTATAGTTACTAACACTCAAGCAGAACATAAGTCTTACAGTGGCACCAACAGGCTTATTGTCTGATAGCCATTGTAAGTTATCTTGCAATACGCTAAATTTACCTGGGCGTCTAACCACTTCGTATACTGCTTGACTACCAGCATCTACGCTGATTTGAAACTCTTGTATGTTTGATAATATTGGACTATCTGGTAATAACTTACGCATCAATAATCCGTTGGTAAACAGTTTAATAGTTTGATTGCTCTTAGGAGTCCAATTTAATATCAATGGTCGCATAATCAAACTAGCAAGCGGATCTCCATTGCCACTCATGGTCAAGTGCAGTGGTTTATCAAACTTGTTAATTAGTTCAACCAAGTGACTAACCATCTTGGATTTACGATCAAACTGTTCGCCCTTGGTGTGATTGATTAATTCTCTACGACAGCTGGGACAGGCTAGATTGCAACTTTCATCTATATTGATAGATAGATAGTAATGTGTAGACGTAAGATTTTGATTTAGAATCCCGCAATGCTGAACAGCACAATACTTGTAGGTACGATCAATGATTGTTTTTTGTAATTCATGTGCAATGGGATTATCCCAGACTTCACTTAAATCAGCAAAGTCCAGAATGTTCCCTACAGTAATTGGTAAGTGTGCTTCGCATTTGCATAAGAAACAATTACCTTCTAAATCTACTGTTAATACAGTAAATGGACTATCGCAAAGATTTCTTATGGGTTCTTTCCAATCCTGTCCCCTAGGATACAATGATAGTATGTGAGTTACAGAATCAGAAAGTTGCATTACTTGGTTTGTGCTGGCAACATATAGTGGTAAACAGCAAGTCCGCTATCTACAGTGATCTCAGCAACACCTTCGTCACTGATCTTAAATGTCTTGTCGCCTGGCAAGTTAAAAATACTAATAACTACATTGATTGGCCAGTGTAGTTGCTTGCTCAAAGCGCCACCGCAATCGGATGCAAAAGTAAAATGTCCAGCATGTGAACTATGGTCGCCAAAGTAAAAGTTCAAGTTACCATTTTCAACCTTAGTGCTAAATGATGTTGCGTCTGAGTGTGCTTGTGCTTGAAACTTTAGTTTCTGAATACTAGCGTTGGTAGGAGTAATATCTACACCCCATTTAACCTGCTTCATCTTAACGTTCTTTAATTGATCGTTAATAACAGAAGTACTCATGAAGCGATAGTTGTTTTTAAAGTCGCCTGTTTCGTTTTCAAAGTTGATACCGCTTGGCACATCTTCACCATCTGTATCTTTTTGCTTGCTTACAGTAATCTTGGCATTGTCTTTGTAGACTGGAAGATTTATAATAGTGTTCAAGCGATCCAAGTTTGGCATACCAAATACGCCAACGAATTCAGCAATCGGGGCTTTGAATTCTGCATTTAATACTACTGTTTTAGTTGCTTGGTCAAACGCATTTATAGCGGTGCCAGTTGATGTTCCGGTAATTTTAATCATATCAATAACGCCAAGGTTATGAGTATGTTGTACGATGTCTAGTAAGTGATCACGCATAGTTTTTATTCTCCATAAGATAAATGTATTGTAAAGTAATATTTAGATAAAGTCAAAGGTTGATGTGTTTTATTTCGCCCAATACCTGATGAGCTTTATTTGTTTCAAGTGTGCCAGGCTTCTTAATTTCAAGCCAGCTGATATTTGGTTCAAAGTCAAATTCTGTAACAGAATAACCAAATCTTTCGCATAGTGGTACCAACATACTTTTTGGCATGTAAGTTTGTGCAAAGTTTTCTGCCATGCCTGCACCAGCCGGAGTATCACCGTTGTTGTAACTGAACATAAAGATGCCGCCGGGACGTAGCAATTCATATGCTTGTTCGATATACTGTTTCATAGTATCCATACTAACATAATTGAAATAGCCCCAACTAAAAATAAAATTAAACTGTCCTACAGGTAGCGCAGACAAGTCGTGATCAACAAGTGGATATTTTCTCAAACGGTTTTGATATGGTTCCGGGAATCTATCGTTGGTGCTTTCTATAAATTCTCGCTGGCGATCCATTATATATAACGGATCAGATGCAACTAAAAACTGAGTCCATTCACCATCGCGGCACCCAATTTCTAATGCAGGGTAACGCCAATTGGTATGCAGTAAAATACGTTGTTTAACTGTCTGTTCAACATCAGCATTGATATAAATTCTACGACTATTACGAACAAAATCCACAGTCCCGTACCGTTCTTCTAGTTCATAGTTTCCAGCAAACAGTTTCTGCGTTATTGCATCAATCTGAATGTTAATCTGTTTCAATTGAACTTCCAATTCGTTAACTGGTCGTTGAACCTGCTCAATAACAGTATCGTAGTAGGTCATTAAACTATCCACGTATTGTTTATACTCGTCGCTTAGTACAGGAACGGTAGTTTTAATAGTTGATATGCTATTTTGTAAATCAAATAAACTTTTAACTACAGAATCTGTATTCAAGACTCTGGTTAATTTTTGTTTAAGTGTTACTAGGTCATGTAGGTGCATTGTCATATTTTACTCGAAAGTGAATAAATCATCAAACGTTGTTTTAATATCTGTGCTTTCTGCAATCCGCCATTCCAGCACACCCAATAAGTTTTCTACCTTTTGATCTACGATAGTTGATTCCATTAGGTTATCGTCAAACGGCAAGTCCTTAAACCACTGCGGGATATGTGTTTCATCTGTAGGATAACCTACACTAGTGTAACCAACTGGATTATCTTTGAGTTTGCACACAACAGTTTTCATGCCATCAATAATAGTGGTACTATAGTTGTCGCCGTGCGTACGCTTTAGGTTGTTCCAGTTCATTGCAGCACGAACATGTCCGGGCATGTTGGCTTTGCCTTCACGTTGCTCTGCGGCTGTGTACTTGGTCAAGTTGTTTACACGTTTAGGTGTACCTTTTTCCCAGGCTGGTCTTTCTGCAAACTTTAATTTAAAGTCTTTGACTTTGACAATAATAGCTTCTTTCTCGGCACCTGTGAGCACATCCATAAGCAATTCACTCAGGAACTCCTGTACTATCTTAGGCGTATCACTACGCTTCAAATCAAGTCCCATTGCTTTCATTTTGCCTGGTTTACCGTGAGTATCGAGACGATTACCTTCTATATCAAACACTAAAATGCCGTAACGCTTTTTCTTAATAAACAGACCTTTTGAAGCAATAAGTTCACGACCGCCTTTGATAATACTACCCATCTCGCGCGGACAATGACAAGCACGTTCCATGAATCCCGGGAATGAATCATTTACAGAGTCTGCAATAGTATCGTATAACTGTACACAGATTTCTCTATTCCATTCCATGCGCCCAGATTCTACTTCCTCTTTGATTTGCGGCCAGGCTGAGAAATAGACCGAGTCCGTGTCGCCGTAGATGACTGATTTGCCAGTGTGATCGTATTCCCCGGTAATAGCTTCGTTAACGTGTGCGTCCATGTGTTTGGCAATAATGCGACCCGTAAGTGTCGTACTTTGGCCAATGCGCTGGTCAAAGAAGCGACAGCCCGGATTGAGGATCGCACCATATAGCGAGTTGAGGTTAATTTTTTTGACGAGCTGTCTTTTGTCCCAGAACGCCGTATCTTCCGGAGATGTTGCGGCTTTCTTTTTAGCTTGCATTTCTTTACGTTCTGCATACCACCTTTCTAACAGTCCGGGAATAATTCCTTTTGTGTTATGTTTAAAAATTGTACCATTGGCACTGAATGTCCAAGGTTGGCGACTATCAAATACCAAGCGCCATACGTCCGCGGCACTCATTATGTCGCTACTTCCGTCTTGCCAATCTATAGTAATCTCAGTACCTATTTCGCCAGCCATTACTGCTTGATACTCTAAGCTACCAAACATGTTTTCCCATGCATCAGCAAAACTTGAACCTGCATCCATCTTTTCTTTGATGTAGTGATCAGTCATAATAGGACGAAGTTGTCCTACAATGGTTTCTGGCCCCATGTTAAGGGCACGAATAGCCGAGGGATAGAGACTGTTGATATCGATGGCACCGATGTATTCGTGCATTCCTTTTTTGGGATAAGCAACATAGGCACCTGCCGCTTGCGTGTTTCCTTGATCATCTCTTGCTCTCCTGTTGGGCACAACCAAACCTCGGCTGTGCGATTCGTTAATAATAGCTTGTTCTGTAACTGCCACAGCGCCCATAGTGGTTTGTAGCAATACAGTATTGTCATGTGCCAATTCATTGGCCAGATCTAAGAAGCGCAACTTCTTATCTAGTTTGGCCAACAGTAGGGTATCTTGTCTATTGTAGTCAATAAACTTTGAGAATTCTTTGTTGTATAGTTGATCCAGGGTGCCTTCATATGCCAACTTAGATCCAACTTCTTCGTACTCGCCGATAGCATCTAAACTATAGCTATGACGTTCTTCGTATGTGTACTTGCGGTACAGTTGCATATAGTCCAAATGCACACGGCCCAGCAGGTCAAATGTTAATTGTTCTGCACCAAAGCGTTCAAACATACGTTGCTTAGGTAACTGACCCCACAAGCATAGTCTACGAGTATCATCCTTGCTCAAGACCTTGGTAATACGCATAGTGGTATAGGGAATATCAAAGCCCTCTGAGTTCCAACCTGATAGGATATCTGCATCTTGAATTACATCTAAGAACGTATCGAGCATGTCTGCTTCACGTTCAAATAAGAAACAGTTGTCGTATGTATCACAGATCTCCTGTGCAGATTCCCAACTATAACTCTTAGGAGGCACAACCAGGGTAACCATCTTATCCATCCAGTCCAAATAGATTGATATACTGGTAATTGGATTAAATGGATCTTCGGGCTTACTATAACCTCTAAGTGGATCAAAGTCCACCTCAATATCGAAAAAGGCTGTTTGTAGTTTTGGTGATGTGGCACCTAGGTAGTTTTCTTCTAAGCATCGGAAGATGGGATTAATATCCGACTCCCATAACTTCTTACCTGAGTTGATTCGTTGTTCCTTATGGAACTCCTTGCCATTGCGTGTGCTAAAACGTGACACGGGTGTGTCGTAGATAGTGCGGAACTTGCCGCGGGGGTCATCGTAGTAAAAAACATAGTTAGCAGGATACTCTTTGTATACACGCTCACCATCAATACGTTCTACTACATGGATGCGATCTTTATCGCGATCAAACAATGCGTCAATATATGACATTTACTCTCCAATTTTGTGTCGCTTCGAGCCGACACTACTCTGCTTGTCCGTAAAGTGGACGACTCTTACTAATATTTACTCTTGTAAGTATAACAGTTAAATATTAGTATGTCAAAATATAATAGATTAATTGCCTACGGATCAAGCCCAATTGATGGCACTGAACTATTGGGCAATTCGGGGAAAGACAAAACTTTAGCATTTCCTGCCAAACTTGCTCGTGCATTAGAATTAGATTATGTATGCCGCGGCAAACCATTATCAAGCAATAGTAAGATATCTCGTAAAGTACTAGGGTCTGAACACACAGATACCGATTTTGTATTTGTACTATGGTCATCACCTAATCGCTACGAATTTAAAACTGAACAAGGGTGGAACGGATTTACAGCACATTCTGAAACTGACAATGGATTAATACGTGAATGGCTAGATGGTCCCGGTAAGCTAGAGTATACGGAAGTATATATGTCGCTTAAAGACATTGCGCTTACGCAAACATATTTGAAACAAAATAACTTATCTTATATATTTTCCATGGACAACAATGCTATCAAGGATAGTTATTGTTTTAATAATCCTGATCCGTATCTTGCTAGTATTAAATCATTGATAGACTGGGATAAGTTCCAATGGTTTGACAACAACGGATTTATCAATTGGGCAAAACAAAATGGGTTCCCGTTTATAGGAACCCATGCTGGTGCCGAAGCACATAGTATTGCAACCGATTATGTATTAAACCATTGGATGACCAGTTTTGTTAGTCCTACAGAATCAATACAAAACAGCAACGCATAATTGGCCAGCATGCCAAATGATCCGCGTGTCCATGCTGCCCAAGAATAGATTATTGTACTAATTACCCATATAGTATACAGTGGCAACAGCGGCGGGTTAGGTAAGAACCATGTCATGCCTAGAGCACAACCTACGCTACCAAACCAACCTATTATTTCTAAAACACAACGTAATGGGTTTTCTTCATAATCCTTGCGGATGTATGCAACAACATTTGATATCAAAGTGTTTTACCAACAGTTTCTAAAATAGTGTTCAACTCGTCGTGATCTTGGTTAGTAGATCCTAGTGTTGATTTTTGTGCAATCTTGATAGCTTTCTTTAGGATAGCTGGTTTGATTTCCATTTCTTCGGCGATGGCTTTTACAGTATCGTTAAGCCCTGCGTTCAAGTCTTCGATTTCTGTCAACACAGCCATACCTTCATTAATTATCTGAGTGAGCTTTGCACGTTGCTCGTTTGAAAACATTCTTGCAGTCATTTTTGATTCTCCGTTAAAAGTTTATTATACTTGATTTATTTGCAAAACACAACTATTTTGATAAATATTAGTGTAGTTCGCGATATGGGGATATCCAACTACTCTAACAGTTTATAAGGAACTATCAGCAATGATATTTATCAACAACAAATATACCAAATTCTATTATAGCATCATTTCTAACGCACAATCAAGAGTTTTATCAAAAGAAGTATACACAGAACGTCACCATATTATACCAAAAAGTTTAGGTGGCAGTAATTCAAAAAATAATTTAGTTAAACTAACTGCTCGAGAACATTTTATATGTCATTTACTCCTTACTAAAATGACCAAAGGCGAAAATAAAATGAAAATGGCAAAGGCGGCATTTATGTTTGCTACAACGTCGAATAATCAACTCCGTTATAAATTAAACAGCCATTGGTATGAATCTCTGAGATTAAAATCATCCGATGCAAGACGTAACGTTCCGTCGCCTTTAAAAGGTATAAAAATAACAGATGCCGAGAGATTAGATCAAATAAAACAATCTATTAAAGAACGAGAGTTAAAGTATAGCACTGGACAACTATCCCGTGGTAATATGGGAAAGTATGAACGTAGCAAAGAATATATAGAATATCTTCGCGTAGATGTTAAAAATAGAAAAGGATTCTCAACTAAAGGGCAATCGGCTGAAGCAAGAGAACGGGCCGCTAAAAATATATCAATTGCTAGAAAAGGTCAACCTGCTCACAATAAAGGTACAGCCCCATCTCGGGTTAGTTGTTTATGTTGTAAGGTAGAAGTTGATATCAGAAACTTTGCTCGATATCACAAGGAATGTAAAACCGCTTTTTCCAAATACATTCCGGAGCACGACTTCCATATATTCGAAGGGCAGCGGCGAGCCCATTCACACCGTAATTAAACGGATCCTAAGGTGAATCTCTTATTTTGGTATACAGTTAGGGACCATATGGTCACCTTTTTTCTTCATACCAACTTGTTTGTAATTTTTCCAACAATCCTCATCTAAGAATGTGTCGGCAAGTTTTTTGCATAGTTCTTTAAGTTTTGGATTACTTGTTTCTGTACTTGTATCTTCTTCTTGTGTGGGGTCTTTGTAACCGCAATAAACGTGTTTAATGCCGCTATGAGCAATTAGATCTTCACAGCTTTCGCCTGAGCGTTCATCCATTGGACGATTGCAAGGACTTAATGTGGTTACTATAATACAATCAGCATCAGCATCGGTACAACGTTCTAATGCGGCACGCTCGGCATGTACTCGGCGCCCATCTTCGGTCGCATAGTTAACACCATATATGCGTCGACCATCTGGATACACTACACAAGCTCCGACCATACCATAAAACTCTGAATCGGACTCTTGGCCGTCAAGAACCATTTCACAGCAACGTGCAAGTATACTATCTAATTCTTCTTGGGGATCAGACTGGGCTGTAAGGATTTCGTTTATAATCACTATCGTCGCCTTCTGCTTGTTCTGGCCAAACTGGGTAGTCGTTCATTCTGGATTTGCTTGACTAAAGTTACGCATAATAATGCCAGCTTCAGCATTGGCTTCATTTTCTTCTTCACTGCCAGTTTCGCCACTTGTATCATCCAATTGATCTTCACATGCTTGTTTGTAGTGTACAAGTTCGTGTGCTAGTGTACGTAACGCATCTTTTGGATGGCGTCCTTTTGTCACTAGATAGATGCAACCGTCGTCTGGACTAAAACAACCAAATGTAGTCCCGTCTGCGCCTGGCACACGGTCGACTACTTTAATTACAGGTAATGTATTGATTCCTAAATGCTCTTTGGCAAACGGCAAAAATGATTTAACAAAATCGTTTTCGTGTGACTCATACATAATTTCAAATATTTTTGATTCTGCAATCATTAACATGTCTTGCAATTCTTCTACGGATTCGCAATTCCATTTACGTAATGATTTATTGATACGACTGTTTGGATCGTTCTTAGTCTTAGCCGACGTATTGTGTTTCTTCATGCCCTTCATACGAGCACAGAAACTCTTACGACGCTTGGAAGACTTTGACCCTTTTTTAAGTTTACTAGGTTTAGTAGTTACTGCTGTTTGCAATTTGCTACCAGGATGTTCTTTGCGATAACTAGCAACGCCCTTCTTGTTTAAGCCGCCGTTCTTATTCTTGCCAGATTTTTTCTGCCAAGTTGCGGTTTCAACAATGATCTCTGTTATTTTCATTTTTTCTTAAGTGCAATAGCACCAACTTTGCGTGTTGTACTAGAACGATTAATAGTAGGCGATTCTTTGCTGTCGTCATCGGTTAAATTAAGTTGACTTTCTGGGTCGCCGCCATGTGGATCTAACCCTAATTGTTTGAATGCAAAATCGATCATATCTTGTTCTGCTTGTGTATAGGTAGTCATTACTGGGTCGCCACTAAGTGCGCCAGCTGCTGGAGTTGTAATTTCTGGTGCGCCAGCTAGTGCAAGCCCAAATCGATATTGTTGGTAGAATGAACCGTTACTCTTGTTCATACTCAATGCTGGCAAGGATTTAAGTCCTTTAATGCCAGCAAACTGGTCTGGTGCTAATTTTTTACCGTCAGCGGCCGGGCTATCTTCTGTAATAATTTCGTTTATTTTCATTTGCTTGTGGCCCTTAACATCCAACTGTGCTTACGGAAAGCATCCATGCGTTCTGCTAGGAAGTTGGAGAAACCATGTTCTCCTTCTGCTTCAGCAACATCGTAAACCTTCTTTAAAATAGTAACCATATTATCACTATCTTGCAATAGCTCAGCGACCATTTGTTCTGCTGGCACTACACTCGTTTCATCGTCAATTTGACTCAGTACACTAAAGCGACTGTTACTCCCAGGAGCATACGCACCAAGAGCACGAATCTTTTCAGCAAACGGATCAATGGCGCCATACACTTCAGAGTTGATTGTATCAAACAATGCGTGTAGTTCTTGGAAGTTAATACCTTCCACATTCCAATGAAAGAAAGCCGCTTTCAAATAGAAAGTGTATTGGCTTGCAAACCCAATCTTAGCGGCTTTAAGTAATTGTTCGTTCATTTTGTTTTGTTAACACTTTCCGATAATTCGTTTACTAAACTAGCAATTTTTGTATTACGTTCACTCTGTAGTTTAGTCCAATAGTTTGTACTTTCGCCTAACTCTAATTCTTTCTTCTGTTGAGCACGTTTTTTAGCGTAGTCAGTTTGTGGGTTTTTTGGTTGACGGCTAACTGGCTTACCAGCATCAACATCACGCTCACGTTGACGACGTTTGGAGTAATCTGTTTCAGCCTCTGCTACACCTTGTTCTTTCAAATGCCCTGCGGCTCTTGCTCGAGCTACTATAGCTTTAGTATCACCTGGAGATTTAACAGAATCAAAATCATAATGTTTATGATATTGTGCCGGTATTGCTTTTTTAAGTTTATCTACCATACCAATAGCAAAGGATTGTTTTATATCACCAAAGAAGCCTTCCGCCACACCTTGCTGTCCTTGGACAGGGCTGTCTCTAAGTGCATCTCGATAAAACTCTTTGAAATCTTGTGCCAATTCTCTTGCTGACCACGCCCAAGTTTGACTGTCCCAATCGTCTGTCATCTCAGCTTCAAGTTTAGTACCCGGGTCTCGACCACGACTAAACCCTATACGAACAGTATGTTCAATTTGTTTATTAACCAACTTTGCAAATAGTTTGCCATTGGGATTTGGATTAATTGTTACTTTATATCCGTGTTTTTCAGCAAACTGTATCGTTGGCTGTAAGAACTGAATTTTAGGATCAACCCCACCGGATATAACCGGAACAGCCTCCGCCACCCCTTGCTTCATACAATGCTTTAATTCTGCTACAGCTTCTTCATATGAGTCGTAACCTGCTAAATCTATATTACGAGCATAGCACTTCATATACCACTGACCAGCACCAGGGCTTGACTCGCGGTCAATACCAACTTCGCCCACTGGTTTGCCGTTTTTCTTAAAGATCTTGCGTTGTTGGTCTGCATGACCTTCCGCCACACCTTTGTTCTTTTTAACTTGAATTTTAGGCTTAGCCATTGCTTTTTGTAAATCTTTTTCAATACCTTTTGCAAATTCTTTGGCTGGAACTGGTGTACCTTTACGTGGTTGTGTGCTTGCTAACTCGGCACGAATCTGACGTGCTAATTCTGTGCCAGCACCTTTAGGACCAAAGTGACGATTAGTTACTTCGTTTGTTTTGTAAATAGGAGCCTGACCCTGTGATTGCCAATACTTGTTGCGGTCCTGATAGGTCTCGCCTGACTTTAATTTTTTAGGAGGAAGAATTGTAATTTCCTGCTTTGGTGGGAACTCACCAAACCCTGGCTTTTGCTCCTCATCAAGATTCAACGGCATCAATGTAATCTTGTCTGCCTTTTCTTTGTCGCCTTGAGCATATAACTTCTTCTTCCAGTTGTCGTGGAACTTGCGAGCTTCTTCATAGTAGTCAAACTTCTTAACAGGCTTGCCAGCTAAACAAACAGCATATGGCTCTACCTTATTGAAGTCTTGCCAGCCTTCAGCAAAGGCCTCCGGTGGGTTTTCTTCAAGCATACGTTCAACCTGTGCTACCCAAGCACTAACATCACTGCTACCAATTTCTTCAACATCGCCAACATAGTCAGCAACGTTATCAACAGCGGCACCAACTAGCTCAGGACCGTATTGTTTTAATAAGTCTAAACGTTGTTGTAATATACGACGTGTAATAGCGCCAGCAACTGGGCCAGCATCATCAAACCCTTCTTCAACACCTTCATCTTCTTCGTCAGCATATTGATTGTACTCAACGTCACTTAGGTGCATACTATGTTCACCATGGTTATAAAGATTTACAATAACAAACTTGCCACTTGGACTAAACTCTGAGATTTCACCAGTCTTACCTTTGAAAGCATTTGGTGCTGTAACAATAACAGGATCACCCACACTTAACCGCTGTTCATTCATACCACCGTGTATAGGACTTGTTGAATCTGGACCAATCATGCCATCTTCATCAACACCGGTTAATGGAACAATGGTTTCTACCGATTCTTTAGTCCACTGATCGTGTTCGCTTGTCCATGAGTTTGTACCATCGTTCCATGCGTTTTCAGAAACAATGTGTGTGCAGTTGCAAGGAGTTTGTCCACATACTTTGCAAATACCTGATGTAGATTCATCTACACCAACACGATTACGAGCACGGCGTTGTTGTTTTAATTTTAATTTTGTTACAGGATCTAATGCCCAACCTGGTTTGTGACCTACCGGCATGCTTACTGTTCTTTTTGCTTGATCGTGTGCAAAAGTTCCTTCTGGTGCAGGATCGTGCATACCAGGGAATACCTTGCGTCCTTTTTCAACAGGAGATTCTGTTACAGATTTTTTAGCTTCTTCAACGGACATACGTCCAACAATATCATCTAAGAACATTACTGTGCTCCACCCTGTTGTTGTGCTGTTGCCTGTTGTGCTGCCATATCAGATTTTTGACCCTGGCTAACTAAGTCTTTAAGTTTACTAGCAAGTTGTGGGTTCTTAGCAATATCAGCCAGTGCTGGAGCAAGACCTGTTGCAATAGCAGCATTATCGTTTGTTGCTAACTTTTGATCGGCATCGGTTTTAGTTAGTGCCTGTGTTGCTTTATCAACATTGATTCCAGGAATCTTATTTTTTAAACCTTGCAAACTTTGTTTAATTTTCTTTGCATCAGCGGAATTCATATCAGGTGGGGCATTAGGTGCAACCGCAGGAGCGGCACCTGGAGTTGTTGCAGCCGGAGCCTGTCCAGGATTATTTCCACCAAATGCTTCATCGACACCTTGTTCACGTTTGGTTTTTGCCCAACGAGCACGTAGTTTATCTTCCAATGTACATTCTTCCATACCGCCTGTACCAGGTCCCATGTTCTGTTCTTCTACACCTTCTTCGCATCCGCCAACCATCTTGTTACCTGGAGTACGTGCATCTGTACCTTTCCAGTAACCAGTAAACTTAGGACCTTTGCTGTGCTTTTCTGCACTGGACATAGTACCTTCGTCTAAATCTCCAGAGATGCTATCCCAAAAATCGCCGTGATCTTTACCCCATTTTTCGCAGAATTGCTCGCGGGACATACGCTCAGCGTCTTTCCACATTAGCTCTTTCATAGAGCCTTCGTTTAGCTTCTTAAAAATACCTAGAATGTCTGAGAAATTATTATCCATTACTTAACCTTTGACGACTTAACGCCTTTAACAATACCACCCGGAGTGCGTTGATTTGTATAATTGTGCTGACGTTTAACGATCTCTTTGGTAGAGCCGCCTAATTCTGTCATAACCGCAGATACGCTACTAGCGCCTGTTGCACCAGCAGATGCGTCTTCTTTAATAAAATCTGAGCTTTTCATATATATTTCCGTTGTTAGTATATTTATTCGGGTATAACAAAGTCTAGAGAACTTGCAATATCGTCGACTAGGACATTCTTTGCTTGTATAGTTCCACTATTACCTATTTGTTCAATTTTCACTGAGTGTGTGCCTGGATCTAGATTAACTACAATACGTTCTCTCGCAAACATTGTACTACCGGGCCAAATAAAATCACGTTCGGTTAACAGATTGTTATCAACATATACACGATATCGAGGAGCTTGATTACCCCAGTGTGCATATACGTCAACAGTTATTGTGTGTTCTGTCATATTAAAATGCTAACTTAGCACGTTCTGCTTCTAATTGTGCAATCTTTTTCTTTAATGCTTCAACATAATTAGAAGGTAATTGTTCATTGGCAATACGTTGTTTAAGAGCAGCAATGTCTTGGCTAATATATTCAATATGACGAGCAGTTAATTCATCAACTGCACCTTCTCCTAATCTATCTTTAACCCAGGCTAAATCTTCGGCTAGATCAAACGCTTTAAGACTCTTATTAATTTGTCCGGGACGTACATCCTTTGTTAAGCTCATGCTATAACGTGGATCTCGAGCTTGTTTCTTATTGGCAACTACACCTGTACCGCCAGCTTCATCAACAGGCTCTGGTGCTGATTGTAGTCCTGTTGTCTGCGGTTGTTCTGCTGGAAGTTTAGCAGTTAAAATTTGTTCAGCTTCACGAGTATACTTACCAAATAAGTCTGCAACAATCGATTGACGTTGCTTTTCATCTGCATCAGAATATAATTTACGTAGCTCTGTGCCTGACTGCATTGGTTGGCCTAACACTTTAAAATCAAAGGTTGGGACAGTCATAATATAACCATGCTCTTTCATATTTTCTGTGAGCTTGATATCTGTGAGGGGTTGGAAATATGCCGGGCTACCGTCCTTCTTGGTCCATGATTTAAATCGTGGATCCTCGGCCATATCCTTTTGACTAACAGCAAATATAACCACAGTATTTTCTGGGTTAGCTATATTGATATGTCCGCCGCTTATTACATTGTCAATGTTGTATGGACTAGTAGCTTGTACAATACGGTCAGCAGGAACCCCAGTCAATTGCATAAAATATGACTTTTCTGCGAATGTAAAAGGGGATTTTGGTTTTTCTACTTTATTGCTAGTTGCAATATAGACATTGTTTCGGCCAAATTTACCAGTTAAAAACTCGTAAACAGCATGATGTCCTTTGTGAAAAGGTTGAAATCTACCGGGGTAGACAACAAGTATTTGCGGTTCTGCTAATTCGTTAATAAACATAGTAAGGGCCTCTTACTATATTTATCTTAGATACTTTCGAGCAACCAGATATAGAATGGACTAGTAAACTCCAATGCCCACGTACCGTTCCATCCTAAGTTTACGCACTTTGTTAATACAGGACGACTAGTATCATCACCTGTAAACACACCAGTTTTCCAAACTAGATCGCCTAGATTAATTTCATCTATCTCTATACTTTTAATACCTAACAGCATATCTTTTAGAATCTCTGTTTTGTCATCGTTTTGTATAGTATCTGTCCAGTCTTTATTTTCTAAGCGGATCTTAAGGGTGTTTGGTCCCTCAACAATGGCGTAATCAAAATCTACATAAAATACTTCATTGGTGTCAGTAACAACGTGAGTTTTTTCAACAACCACAGTATCATTGATAGCAATACTGTACTGGGGTTTTTTATCCCAGTACGTACCGTACAGTCCAATTTTAATGTGTAATTTTTCTGTATCTGACATGATTACTCGTTAGTTACATTTTCTGTCACCGGAGCAGGAGTTGCTTGTAATGGTTGGTTAAGCGTGGCACCTTGTGACTTTAATGTATCTTCAATGATACCGATACTGCCACGATTGCCGATGGCAATCTTGTCTAGGTCTCCAGCATACTCGTAGTGTCCCACGTGATTCAATAGAACTTTACTGTGTGCCCAAATCTCGCCGCCGAGTACTTGCCAGCGACGGCAGAACAACCAGTCTTCACTTAGATAGTGTCCACGCTCGTCAATTTTGCAATCAAAGATTGAATACATCATTGGCTCATACTGCTTGCCTAGACCTACGTCATCCACATACTTGCACTCTGGATGAGCTGCAATCAACTGCTCGTATACGCTACGCTTGAACAATAAGAAGCCTGTGCCCATTGTATCTACTGTAAAGATATCGCCTTGAATCTTTGTCTCTGGTTTTAAGTTAATAACATAACTTACAGGCAGAGCCTTTTTAGGATACAAGCCACCAATAACTTCTTTATCGTATGCAAGCATCTGTAGAATTGATTCCGGTTGGAAGCGAATGTCCGCATCAATAAACATAAAATGCGTAGCTTGAGTGTTGGTCATCATCTTGGCCATCAAGTTGTTACGAGCACGTGTCACTAATGACTCATTGACCATTGTGTCTAATGACCAGTTTAATCCCGCTTGTTGGGCTAACAATGTAAAACGCAAGAAACTAGTCATTGTTGGCTCACTTACCATTCCGCCGTAACATGGAATACCGATATGCAGATGAATCTTGCTAAAGTCGAAAGGTGTTCCGGCTTGTTGTGCTGGTGCTGGTGTAGCAGGTGCGCTTTGTTTTGCTTTTGCGGCGGCTGCCTTGATTAAATTCACAGCATCGCTTTGACTGATTTTCTTGTCGCTCATTGATTTCTCTCTTTGGTTAATTGATTTATGCTTTTTGGATTTCAACAAGTGCACCTGCACCTGCTAATTCTGAAACTACTGCTTCTAAACTTCCTACAACATCATCTGTTAGAACAGTAGACTCTGTATCTGTGTCTTTTAATAACTTAGTAACCGTAATTACTAAAGTTTCGGTTTGCATTTTTGCCATCACGGGCTCCTTGAATATAGTATGCTATTATTTATTAGCGAGTCACTACCAGCTCGTGAATATTTGAAACTATCCCAGGCTGTATTAAATTTAAAAAGGTTGTTACACTAGGGTCATTTGTAAAGAAGTAACAATTCCATACGTAACTTGTTGATTTTGTAAACATATCTCTGCAACTAGCAGGAACGCCCACGTTCTCTATCTGCAAATTATCTAAATAATTTAGTATAAGATCTTTAATATCTTCTCCATATCTACCGTCTCGTAAGATTACTTTATGGGTGTACCCATTATCGGTTTTACGAATAATAGCACCCGAATCTAGTAACTTAGCAGCTTCTTCGTTTGCTGGTCCGCTTATAGTTTCTATACTTTTAACAAACGGTTGTAAATGATCTATTACAAAGTTGACTAGGTCGGCTTCGGTTGCGGCATATATTTGTACACGAGGTTCTTCTATACGAAGTTTAATATCAGTGGTCTTTTTAAGAACACGTAATTTATCTAATAGAAAGATATCGGCCTTATCTATATCTCTATTAGCTCTGGCATGCCACCAACTCATAGTTATATGTCGACTAACGTCTAGTCGGTGTTCTAATGCTTTGTCCATTGGACCTTTAGCATCAATTAGTCGACCCGCTGGGCAGTACACAACGATCTTATATAGATATTTGCCGTAGAACTTCTTGGTAGTATGTTCTACGGTTATCTTAGGACTGCACCGAGTCCAGAACAATATATCCATCTTTATCCACGGTTGGTACTGTTGGCGTAAACGCATCCAAAATAGTAAACTTAAATTCGTCTTCGGCCCAATCCACTTCAATAATACTATTAACTGGAATAGCGTCAAACAAGATTTTCTTACTTAGGGGCACTTTAATTAAATCGTTAATCTTACGACCCAACAGACGAGCACCCATCTTGCTATCGTATCCAACTTCAGCCAAATGATCTGTTGCTGCTTCAGTTAGGCGAATCTTCAATGCTTTTTCACTTAACAAATCATTCATCTCATTAATAAACTTAGCAACAATCTTCTTAATACTAATTGGGTCCAGTTTATTAAATTTGCAAATACCATCTAAACGATTTCGGAACTCTGGTTTAAAGAAGTCTTTAACTGCTTTATCATCTTCGCCCGACTTTTGTAATTCACGACCAAAGCCAATATTGTTTTGCTCGTTAGCACTAGCACCTAAGTTACTTGTAAGAATGATGACAGCGTTACGTGCATCTGCTTTCTTACCGTTACTACTTGTAATAGTGCCTTCATCCATTAACTGTAACAAGATATTCATTACATCCGGGTGCGCTTTTTCAACTTCATCAAACAATACAACACAATTTGGATTCTTTTCAATATCGCTAATCAGTAATCCGCCACCTAGGTTGCTATCATCGTAACCAACATAGCCCGGGGGCGCACCAATTAACTTAGCAGCCGCATGTTTCTCTTGGAATTCGCTCATATCGTAACGAATCATCTTCATTCCCATACCTTCTGCAAGTAACTTAGCAAGTTCTGTCTTACCTGTACCAGTTGGTCCTAGGAACAAGAAGTTACCAATTGGCTTGTTCATTGCTTTAAGTCCTGCACGGGCAACATAGATCTTATCCAATACAGTATCGACAACCGAATCCTGTCCATAGAGCTTGGTTTTAATAGTACTTTCTAAGTCTACTAGAGTCTTAGTACTTTCACTACCAATTTGTTCTGCTGGAATCTTAGTGAATTTACTAATAATATCAACAATGTGACTCTTACGGCAAGTCCAATTGATTGCGTTAATTTTTAATTTAGCACAAGCAGTATCAATTAAGTCAATTGCTTTGTCTGGTAATTTCTTGTCCGGTTGATATCGCACTGATAAATCAACTGCGGCATTGATAGCTTCGTCGCTAATTTCGCCACTGTGGAATTCTTCAAAGTATTCTTTAAGACCATGCAAGATTTCTTTTGCTGTGGCCGGAGTAGGTTCTTCTACTGTCATTCTGCAGAAACGACGCATTAAGGCGCGATCCTTTTCAAAGCTCTGTGTATATTCTTCCCATGTAGTACTTGCTAATACTTTAATCTGACCTTTACTTAACGCTGGTTTAATCATGTTAGCAAAGTCTACGCTGGATTGTGATCCAGATCCCGCACCACGCATTTGATGTGCTTCATCGATAAACAAAATACACTTGCCTTTACTAGTTAATGCGCCGATAACGTCTTTGAACTTTTCTTCAAACTCGCCGCGATACTTAGATCCAGCAAGTAATGAGCCGATGTCTAAGTTCCATACTGTATAGTCACGTAGGTATTCTGGAACATTACCTTCAACGATGTTACGTGCAAGTCCTTCTGCAATAGCAGTCTTACCTACACCGGGATCGCCAACCAACAGTACGTTAGATTTGTTACGCTTGGCAAGTACCTGTGCAATTTCATCCAGTTCAAATTCACGCCCTACTACAGGATCGATCTTGCCATCTTTAGCGGCTAAGTTTAAATCTTCGCAGTACTCACGTAAGATATCGTCTGCACGTGCATTTGCTGGTAAACGTTTTTGTTTTCCTTCAACATAGTGCGAATTATAGTACTCAACCACTTGACTACGTTCTAGACCGTACTTGATAAAGAAATAACTAGAGTGGCTATTTACTTCGCTGGCAATACTTAGGAAGATGTCAATGATTTGAACATGGTTACGTCCGCTGAACAGGACCTGTGTAAACGCACGATTAAAGATACGTTCTAGACTGTGTGTTTTCTTTGGAATATTATCTGCATCGCTACTTACAATATAGGTCTGCTTTGACAAGTAATCCTCAAGGTCAGACACTATACCAACTGTATCAATACCAAATGCCACTAGTAAATCATTAAACGGTTTATATGTTACTAGGCCGTGTGTTAGATGTTCAAGCGTGACATATTCGTGATTATATTTTTTTGCTAGGTCGGTTGCACTAGCAATTACTACTTCAATTTCTGGATTGTGTTGGATCATAAAAATATTTATAGATTATTGATTAAGGAACGAACTATTTCTAACTGTTCAGCACTCAAATTTTGAGGAACTGTTACTGCTACTTCTACAAACAAATCACCGCGTAATTCTGAGTGCAACTGATACAATCCTTGGCCGGGTATTCTAAACTTAATTCCGGGCTGTGTTCCGGGTGGTATAGTTAATGTAAAGTTCTTACTATCTAGACCGGTAACATTAACTTCACCACCTGCTACTGCTAACAAACAGTTTACACTAATTCTATGGTATAAGTCAACACCATTGGAGATAAAACCGTCGGCATCAAATACACGTAATTGTACATACAAATCGCCACGTGGCAAGGTAGTAAATAAATTATCACCTAGGCCAGCATATTTAATCTGTGTACCATTGGTAATACCACGTGGTATAGTTACATCAATTGTTTCTCTATGGCCATTTGTGGTTTGTACACTGACTGTTTTAGTTTGTTCTTCTAGAGTAGTGACTAATGGTATTTGAATTTCTATACGTAGATCTTTGTTGCGTCTAGTATGTTGGTGTCTATGTTGAGCAAATGGGTCGGCCCCGGCACCGAACCCAAAATGTTTAAAAATGTCATCCATATCACTATGGTGAAAATGAAATTCTCTAGTATTGTTGCCACCGAATCCATTGCGTTGCATATCGTACTGTTGACGCTTGTTGTCGTCACTCAAGGTATCGTATGCGGCTTGAACTTCTTGAAACTTGGCTTTATCGCCACCTTTGTCTGGGTGATGTTGACTGGCGAGCTTACGATAAGCCTTTTTAATTTCGTCTGCGGTAGCTTTGTCGCTAACGCCTAAAGTTTCGTAATGAGTCATATATGATTATTATAAACGAAAAAGCCGGCAGAGTCAACTTACCGGCCTGAATTTTATTTAAAATGGTTAATTAACTACACATGCTACACTTTGAGTCAATGATGTGTATCCAGTTCCGTTGGTGCCGGTTATGCTAACATTAAAGTCGCCATCCATAACTGGAAGGAATTTGATAGTACCGCTAACATCGCCGCCACCTAAGTCAATTGGATTGGCCATATTGTCGGCTTGTATTTGTGTATCAAATGCGCCAGTACAATTATATGTAACAGTAACAGGGTTACCTAAAGTAATACTAGTTTGATCCATGGTGATTGTTATTTCGATTGCCATAACGTGTCCTTATTTTCTCTTTGCCGGTTTAGTTGGTTTGTCGTCGGATATTTTACTACCATCAAAACGTTGATGTTTCTTTACTGCTGGCTTTTTTGGTACAGGCTTTGCAGCCATTGCTGTTGAAGCAAATAATGCGATTAATAATACAGCTAATAGTTTTTTCATTATGTTTTCCTTATAACATTGGTTGAGTTAACGCTGGAACAATTTTTTGTCCGTTTGCATTTAACGCCGGTGTTGAACCTGCTGGCGCTCCAAATCCGCCTGCTGCTGGCGCTCCCATGCTTGGCGTAGTAGCCCCGAATCCGCCTGCAGTACTACCCCCGAAACTTCCTGACTGCGGTTGGCCAAATGCTGGAGCCCCGCCTGATGATGAGTTGTTGAAACCGCCATTA